CCGACATCACGCAGATCTCTTGCGAGCTTCATTGCGTTTCCGAAGGCCTTCGCCTCACCGTCGAGTGCGATCACAATGGGCTTGTTCAACCTGGCCAACGATCCGACTTGCTCGGGAGAATGCTCCTTGCCCCAGAGCCAGGTGAACTCGAAGCCTGCGACGATCGCGGAGATCGGACCTTCAGCTACGCCAACGTACCAAGTCTGCTGGACAGCCTTGTAGTAGTTTCCAATCTTCCCACCCTTTGTCGCGCCGTCCGGCCCCGAGTACTTCGGTCCCCACGCTTTCCCCGGCGCCCGTGTCTGCCACCATCGAAGATGGCCGTACGCGTTGAAGTCGGGGAACACAATCTTGGTTCCCCCGTGAGCAACACCGATCTTGTAGAAGTCGATCTGGATGTTCGAGAGCCCACGTGAGTAGAGGTAGCTCATGACGTTGAAGTACTTCTTGTAGTTCGCTGGAACGAGTAGCTCCCAACCAGGCGGCGGTTGGACCGGCATCTCGTCATTCATTATGTCATGCTTCACTGCAAGCCCAGCCGCCTGGGCGTAGCTCTCCAATAGCTCCATGTCTGTTTGGACGAGAACCTCTCGTGGTATATCTTGGTACTCGGTCTCGATCTCGACCCCGAGGAACTCCGCCAGCTTCCAAATGCCCCCGTGCGAGTCCAGGCTCGTGCCGCCACAGCTGTAACAGTTGAACACACCCTTCTCGTAATTCACGTACAGGTGTCCGGGCTTGTCACAGAACGGGCAGGTGTGTATGTGCTCGCCCTTTGTGGTCACACGTGGCTCAACTCCCGTGAGCGCCACGATCCCGTCGTCGACCTCTTGCCAGTTTTCGATCATGACACCACCTGGCCCCACTTGTCCATCATTGCCGTACCCGGCACCACAACGTTAGTGGCTGGGACCTGCGGCCCGGGCTGCGACATTACTTGCGCCTGATGCGTCGCCTGCGCCATGTTGGCATTGTAGCTCTGCGTCGATCGTGTACGTTCCGAGTCCTCCATAAGCTGACAGGTCGAGAAGTCGAACCACACGCTGATCTTCAGGTGGTCCGCTCCGAAGCGCAGATTCTCGGCGTAGAAGGTGATGTGCCCAGTGTGGATGATCTGACCAGGCGACGCGGGCTTGTCCTTCTCCCCCATTGTGATCGGGCACACACCGTCAGCATTGGCGAGCTTGTCCCACGACTCAGCCATGTTCGCCGTCGTGTTGAGCTGTTCCTTGGCCGCGCCACGGTTTGACTGGGATGCGATCCACCCGACACAGTTGAAGTCATCGAGGATGCGCTTGATCTCCATGTAGATGCGACCCATCTCAGAATACGTCTGCGATCGGTCGAAGTAGAACTTGTCTGGGTAGTCGATGATCAGCATGTCCGGCACGAAGTTCTGTGTGGCCTTCAACCAACTCATGTATGAACGCAGGCCGGTGGCGGTGAGTGTGTACGGTGGGTAATACCGGATCTTCAGGCGGCCCTCCTGTATCATGAGTTGGCGCCAGTCGTGCACGAAGCCGGGGTTGTGCCAGATGATATCATCCATCCTCCAGCCTGTGATGCGCGAGCAATACCGCAGAAGAACGTCGAACTCCTTGAGGTCACCTATCGTTATGTGGAGCACGCGCTGGCCCTGCCATAGCGCGTTGACTCCGAAGTTGACCATGAACATCGACTTCCCCGCTTTCGGCACTGCCTGGATCACGTAGAGTTCGCCACGTCGAGGCCCCGTCCTGAAAAGCGTCTCGTCAAACGTTGGGAGGAAGCGTGTGGCGATCGCTCCGCGTGACTCCTGCATAGCACGCCACATCTCACCGATCTGCTCTCCCATCACGAGGTCAGTGCCGACTTCCTGAACCTGACCAATGCTCATTGCGTGCTCCATAGCCTCAAGCACGGTCCTCGGATCGCCGTTCTTCTTCAGGACGTCGATGCCCTGTAGGACTGCCTTCTTCACAAGCTGCTGCTGCGCGAACCGAAGCGCCTCGTGCTGTATGTAGTCGGCATTCGGCGCTGGATACAGGTAGAGCTGGTAGATCAGCTCCTGCACCGACTGCGCTACGTCAGCCCTGCCCTTGTTGCGGAGTAGGAAGTTTGTGTACTCGGTCAGCGGCACGTACTGTGGTACTTGGCCGTATTGCTCGTAGAAGGATATGATCGCTTGCGCGGTGAATCGAAGCGTCCGGTCCTCGAAGTAACCCGGTTGCAGACAGTCCTTGCTCGTCATGAGGAACGTAGGGTCCTGAACCGCAACCGCGAGCAGGAACTTCTGAAACTCGTAGCCATACGGGTAGACGACTTCCGGCTGCGGCTGCGCTTGGGCCGGGAGCGTAGGGTAGACAGCCTGTGGTTGGGCCGCCTGCTGTGCGGCTGGGTATGCCGGAAGCGGCGTAGCTGGCTGCACCTGTTGGTGCCCTGGGACAGGAGGCATGGTATTACTGTCCACCCCAACCTCCCTGTCGGAGCTGCTCCATAAATTGGGCAGTGCCCATACGGACACGAGTCAAGTAGGTTTGGAAATCCAACATAGCCAGTGGCCAGAACAACGCTTCGAGTCTCTGCTTGAGCGCCTGGGCCGCCGCCGACTCGTCCTCGCCAGGTTCGAGTTCGGCCTCAACTGACAACGACGTTCCTGTTGTTTCGTACACCCCAGGGATTGAAAACTTTTCCGATTTCGAGAGGCGTATCGTCTTCAACCGCATTGCCGTCCCCTTCCACCAACCACTCAATCACCTTGTTGGGATGGACCCTCCCGCAGATGATGTTGGCCATGACCTTCGGGTTGTTGATCACCCGAATGTCCTCCTCTGCAAACGCCGCGATCCTCTCCAGGCTGTGCTTCGCCGTGAGCTTGTGCTGCGCGTCATAGAAGTCCCAGATCCGGACGTAGTCCTTGCCCTTCGACTTTCGCTCACCACGACCGAGGCGTTGCTTCAGTCGACGCGGCTTCTTTCCCCCGCCGCCCAGTATGACGTCGGTCACGGCCGGGATGTCTTGGGACTCGTCGTAGACTACACTGCCAAGCAAAACCGAGAACTCACCGGCCTGGAACTGCTCCTTCACTGTCGCGTACGACAGCTTCAGGTCACGCCCCTCTTCGTCGAACATTCCCTGCTGACCGTACGAGAACCTCGCCTTGATCCCCAGTTCATTGAGTCGGTTGCACAGCTCGCGGCCGTGATTTTTCACGCGGACGAGTAGGAGGATCTTTGCTTCGGGCTCGTGCTGCAGGACGTGGTAGCAGATGCTGGCTATCATGTTATTGCGCAGCGCATGGTTCACGATCGCGACTGGCTCGATGTGAGCCCAGTTCGACGACATCACCGTCACGTCAGCACCAGCTACGGACACCAGGAAGCACACTGGCTCAGCGAGCATGCCACGATCGCGCAACACCTTCGATGGCAGTCGTTCGATCACCTGCCCGAGCGCTCCGATCAGTCGAAGCTGAGGAGCGTCGAAGTCCTGGTCAAAGGGCGTTGCCGAAAGACCGAAGCGGTACACCGCCGGACAGTAGTTCGCGACCTTCAACCAGCTGAGCCGCTGCTCTAGGTTACCACTGCCACCCAAGTGGTGAGCCTCGTCGAAGCACAGTGTCTTCGCCTGGCAAAGCATCCGCATGAACGCGCCATTGTGTGCGTTCAACTTGCGGTAGGCCGAGGCTGCTACGATCATCGTGTGCTCCGCGTCCGTGGACTTTCGGCCGCCACCGATCATGCCCACGTTGTCAATGCCGCGTTCCTCCAGACGGTCCGCCATCTGCGCTGCTGAGCCAACAGTCTCGAAGATGCAGATCGACGGGCCGCCCGTGAGCTTCAGCCACGCGGCGTACAGCTCTGACTTACCCGCGCCCGTGCACTGCGCAACGATGCCGCGCCTATAGTAGCCCATGTGCCTGAGCGCCCGTAGCTGGTAGTCACGCAGCGTGATGCCCTGCAAAATGTCAGCGGGGATCTCTCGCAGCAGCCAGTCATAATCAGGATCGGGCGCACCATCGATCGGTACCCCAAGCGATGTCTGGAGGTACCCCACCAGGCCGGACGGGAATCCCCAGTCTGGTCTGAAGAAGGTTTCGCCCGACCAGTTGGTCAGAGCCAACTGAACGTGCTTCCACAGCTCGGGTTCGCATTCAACGACCCGGCTCACGATCGTGTCGTACTCTATTCGCATCCGGACCTACCAGTACACGGTCCAGCGGAACACGAAACGGAAGTCGTTCGACTTCGTCAACGGTCCAAAGACCACGCGGGCGATCATGCCCTGACCGGCCGAGTACAGGCCAGCCTCGTGGATGGGGAACCCGTTGGCTTCATCCGATTCGAGCACGCCGGTAAACCGCACCGAGCCCGAGTCAGGATAGTCGACTGTCACTGCCTTCGTCGGTGTGACAGGGATCTCGATGCCGGTGTCGTTCTCGGTCGGCGCCGTGCTACCTGTGCCGAAGGTCATCTTGGTGATCGCGTATTCCGCGCTGGCTGCACCGCCCAGCAGGTGGGCCATCACGTTCTTCGCATTGTCGACAATGAGGTTACCGATGTTGATCGTTCTCTCGACCTCACCGGTCTTCACGTTCTCAATCTGAATCTCGACACGTCCTCGCGCACGAGGGAACCGATCCCTCGCACTCTCGTCCGCACTCTCGTCACGCTTCGTTTTGAGCATGCCTTCCATTCCCTTCCGCAGCGCACCTATGACGTGGTCGACGCCACCCAGTTTCCACGTCATAACAATATTGCTATAGAGTACCCTACCTGTCAAGTAGTCTGAGAAAAGAACCTTCGTCCAGCCCGGCTTCCGGGTCGCCTGCTTGTGGATTCGAGTTCCCTCCAACTCGTCCACGCCCACGTGCTGGATCTCGTAGCAGGGCGTGAGCGCTGTTGCCGGGATGCGGCCGATGTCCCGTATCGCAGCAAACTGGGAGTTGGCGTACCCCGACTTGGAAGACCGGAAGCAGTTGCCTGTCTGAACAAGAATGTCACGGGGTATGATCCACGAGGAATCCCCGCTATAGTCGAAGCTGATGAACTTCCTCTCGCCGACCTCGTATGTGAACCGCTGGAACCTCTTCTTGAACGGGTGCAACGACAGACACCCGACCCCGAGATCGCGGAGCATTGCAAGATCCTGAATTGCCGCCCCGATCGTGTCGGCCGTAACAAGCATGTCGTCATCGAGCAGCACACAGTCAGAATACTCGCTCGCGAGCATGAACCTATCGACGAGCCAACGCCGCGACCTGCCCAGCTCGGTCTCGGCCGCGTCGACACTACCGTCATGGCCCCCGGAGATCCTGCAGTAGTGCACCGGCCAGCCCTCGCTGACCAGGCTCTTGGCAATGGGCTCGATCGTGTCCTGTACCGAGTTGTCACAGATCCAGATGTCTGCATGGCCGTGTACAAAGATCCCGTGCTGGTCAAACAAGAGCAGGTGCCTCAGACACGCCTCCAGCACCTTCGGTCGGTCAGTGGCGACTATGCCTATGAACGCACGCATGCTTCACCCGCCCCCTCGATCAGCCTGAGCACATCCTTGTCACGCACCTCTGACAAGATCTTGCAGCCATTGCTGCGGCACTTCTTACTGAAGCCACGGTCTGGGAGGTAGTAGCAACCATAGCACTCAGGGGGTGCCTCAGGGACCCACGCATTGATCTTGGCATAGTGCGCTGCGACGGTCTCGGGAAACGTCGGCCCACAGAGTAGAGTAGTCGGCTTGCCCAGTGAGCCCGCGACATGCAGTGCGAATGTATCCACGGCAATCACACGCTTGGCCGCCGACATCAGAGCTAGGATGTCGCCCACGGCATCCGTACGCCCCGGCTTGACCGAGGAGACGTCATCCGGGTACCTGAAGACCCGTGCGTCAGCGACAGCACAAGCCCCCTCGGGAAAGTGGAACGTTACCGTCGGCCCATACTCCCGAGCAATACTCCGCACCAGAAGGTCTCCCAACGCATTGGGGATCGACCGTGCGGGGTCGCGGGACCAGAGGCATACAAAGTTCCACGAGTTCGATTTTAGGGCTTCTGCGGCCGCCAGAACGACCGGTCTGTCTGGGACAAGCAGTCGTGCAGGCTTGGTCAGGGCCGGGTCGAACCCGCAGGCCTCGACGAATGCCTGGGCTCTAGACAACCCAGGCCGCTTGCCCTGCTTCGCCGCTGCCATCTCCACCAGCCAGGCCGGACAGAACAGATCGTAGAGCCTGTTCCACGATTGACGTGCGTCGGTCAATAACGCATGCGCCAAAGGAGCCGACAGGTACTGGTAGCGATCGTAGGTCTTGTCCCCACGCTCGCGGCGCTGCGAGATAGCGATCCTCAGCGGGTGGACCAGATCAATACCCCGCATGAGGTTTGCCAACTCAAGAATAGCCGGGTCAGCCAGTGTGTAGAAGTGAGTGTTGTAGCCGAGCTGGCGCAGCATGGCAGCTGCCGAACCAATTTGCAGCACATCTCCTAAACCACCGGCCTCCCGAATGAGGACGGCGTCCATGGCTCACCTCTTCGTGTTGCTGCATGCGTGTGATTGCTTTGGCAACCCAATGTACCGCTGGGCCTTCTCCATCAAATCGTCGTCGGCGCACAGCTGTGACAACAACCACGCCGAGTTCTTGAACAGGAGGAACTTCAGCTCGCACTCGCCGGGTACCGGCATCGATGCCCCAAGACCGGCCGCAACCGAATACTCGCGGCACCCACCGCCGCAGACGTTTCTGATAGGGCAGTCCGGGCACTTCAACCTGCTGTAGTATCTATTGTCCTGCCAGACAGCAGCCAGCTCAGAGTCGACACCTCCCCGATTGATGTGGCCGATCAACGTCCCGCCCTCGTGGTGGCATGCGTAGATCTCGCCACCTGGCGCGATCGTGAAGTAGCCCTTCCCAGCACCGCATTCTGAGCAATGCGCCAGGCCGTTGTGCATGCGCCGCATGATCGCGTTGTAGTGGTGGAAGTAGACCGACTTCCCCTCTGCCAAGCGCTCCAACCAGAGATCCGACGCGTCTGAGTACTGCTTCTCCCAGAACTCGCGGACAACCGGATCGCTGAAGTCGACGGACTCGTTGCGAACCGTGCTCATGTCGTGACAGGCATACTCTCCGATGAACGCGGGCTCGACGGAGACGCCATCGCCGAAGCCAGCATCGACCAGGTCGTTCAGGTGTGCAATTCGCTCGGACAACGAGTGGCTCTTCGCTGTGGCGGGCGTGAACGTCGATCGAAGAGTCGTCGATCGGAGGACAGACGGCGCATATGTTCGGAGCAGCTCCAAGCCGCGCATCATGTCTTCGTAGCTGCCGCTGCCATCGGCCTTGACACGCAGCTCGTTGTGCGCTGCCTCCGGCCCATCGACACTGACGATCGCTGTGAAGTTGT